ATGCGAGGTCAAAAAACCGACATTCGTTGCTGAGGTGCAGGAGCAGATTGAGATACTCCACACACTCTCGCATAATCTTTTGGAACGTGCAGCATGTGTGAACGCATACCTGTACGATGCGAAAATCCCGACAGAGCAGAAATCGGGTGATGCTCCACGGTGCGCCATGGATGATTTTTTGGATAAAGTCGGGACGATCAACAGGAACATGCAAGCTGCTATCGAAGTTCTGAACAACATCTGAAACAAGTGGGGATGGTCTTGATGATCATCCCATTTTATTTTCACCATCATTTTGTTTTCACCACCGTAAGGAGGAAGGTGATGCTGAAAAAAAGTTTCCCGATAAGAGATAGGTTCATAGCAGAACACAAGGCCGAGTATGACGACTTCATGGCGATCGTTAATAGAGTGGAGTAAAAATACTTCACACCGGATTTGACAAAAACAATACGAAGTGTTAAAATAAAGGAGGATGGAGAAAACCGTTCTCCTTTTTCGTAATTATTTGACTGGCTAGTGAGATAAAAGCCAGGGGTAGACTTAATGAGGTAGCAAAAAAATGAATCCTGTAGGTAGACCACCGATATTTTCCGCACCAGAAGATATGCAAGAGGCGATAGACAGTTATTTTGCTTCTTGTATACCTGTGTTTGCGAAGGATGAAGATGGTGAGATATTATACCATAAAGGCAACCCGATAATCATTGACATAAACTCACCTACTATATCAGGTTTAGCTTACCATTTAGGTTTTGAGTCTAGGCAAAGTTTCTATGACTATGAAAAGAGGGATGAGTTTTCTTACACAGTAAAAAGAGCTAGGTTAAGAATAGAAATACCACATGAAAAGAATCTCTCAAATCCAAATATAAAGCCGACAGGCTCTATATTTTGGCTCAAGAACGCAGGGTGGAAGGATACACAGGATATTACTATTGGTGGTGGTGATATTCCTGTTTCCATCTCGGCTAAGATAGAAGAAATAAAGGCAAAGTTTAATGACAAGAAGTGAGTTTGATACACTCATTGAAAATCCTTATATCTACGCCCATATGATTGGCTTTGACTTATTGACTCCATTCCACGACAAATGGATTAACAAACTATTATGGAGTGATGATGATTATACCTTACAAGCACATAGGGATTCATACAAAACTACTTGTCTGATTGTTGCTGTCACGCTGGCTATGATTCTCAGACCGGAAGATACCATTTTACTGTTGAGAAAAGAATCAGGCTCTACAATGGAGTTTATTCGTGCGGTGAAAAGATGCTTGACTCATCCAGTAACACAAGACATGGCAAGGCTGTTATACAACCATGAAATCGAGTTGGTTAAGGACACGCAAACCGAGATACATACTAACCTATTCAAGAACGAAGGTGCTAAGGAAAGTCAACTGGTAGCCGATGGTATACGATCATTCGCCATAACCGGAAAGCACTTCAAGAGAATCTACACAGATGATATTGTTACTTTGAAAGACCGCATTTCAAACGCTGAGAGAATCCAGACTGACAATGTGTATCAAGAGTTACAGAATATCCGAACCAAGGACGGAGTGATTATCAACACAGGTACTCCTTGGCACAAGATGGACACTTTTAGACTGATGCCGGAACCGGAAATATGGACTATCTATGATACTGGATTATTCGATGAGGAAGGGATAAAGAAGAAACGGAACTCTATGACGGCTTCGCTTTTTTCAGCAAACTACGAATTGAAGCACGTTGCCGATGAAGATTGTCTTTTCCCGAATCCAAAGTATGCGTCTTATCCGTTCGTTGATGGTATTGCTCATATCGATGCGTCCTACGGAGGGGACGATACAACCGCTTTGACAATCATGTGCAAGAAAGACGGCAAGCTATACGGATATGGTAAGATATGGAAAAGCCATGTGCAGAATCACTATAACGAAATCGTCAGCCTGTTGCAGAAGTATAGGGCTGGAACGCTTTACATGGAGCGTAACGCAGACAAGGGTTATGTAGCAAAGGAAATGATGCCTCTGTATCCGAATATCTCAACCTATTCAGAGCATATGAATAAGCATATCAAAATATCAACTCATCTAAAGAGTGCATGGGATAACATTTATTGGGCGAACGAAACAGACCCAAACTACATGGAACAGGTGGTTGATTATCAAGAGAACCAAGGGCATGATGACGCTCCTGATTCGGCAAGCTGTGTGGTGAGAGTATTAGACAAGGGTGTAATGACAATATCAAGGTGGTAATATGAACGGTCAAGAAATACAAACGGAACCAGATATTATGCTATAATCAAATAGAGGCCAAACAAAATGAACCAACAAGAATATATTCTGGAACAAATACAATATTACGAGGCATCCGTACAGTACAAAAATCTCCGACTTTACCGCGACTATTACGAAGCGAACAACCCGGAACTGATGAGCAGGTGGCTTGAACGGGCATACAGGCACAAAACACCAAACTGGAAAATACCGACACCGTATTACTCAACAATAGTGGACTCTATGGCAGGTTTCATGTTTTCCGATGTGCAATATTCTTCACCCTCGGAGGCATTCGACACCACCATCAACCAAATACTCAAAGTCAATAACGCCGACACGAAGGACATGATTTCGGGGACGTATGCCTTGGCCTATAACCGGGCTTATGAACTCATCTACACCGAAGGCGAGGGCAATGTTCAAATAAAATATACTTCTCTTGATCCGCTCACTGTGATTCCGATCTACGACAACTCAATCGAGCAAAAACTTACAGCTATCATCTGGAAAAGAAAGTCGGGTGATGTAATGCTGGTTGATTACATAGATGGCTTTGTCTGGGAATACTACAAACTCGAAGACGGGAAACTCATCGAGCTTCAAAAGCCGAAGACTTTATACTTCGGTGAATGTAACGTGGCAGAATACAAGTCCGAACTCATCGGGGATGCGCCACCGTTCAGCGTGGTGATCTCTTTCATCTCGGCTCTCGATTGGACGATTACCGGGAACTCCAACGAAATGGACAGGATCGTGGACGCTCTCTTACTCTTGGGGAAGAGGGTGTCCGAAGAAGACCTTTCCACGATGGACGAGTGGAAAGTGCTTCAGGAAATCTCCAAGGATGAAATCACACCGCAATATCTTACGAAGAATCTATCACCGGAATTCCGCAAGTACGTCAGCGAACTCTTGATCAATGAAATACACAAGCATTGCCATGTGATAGACTGGTACAACCCGGCTCAAATGGGTGATACGTCAGCCAAAGCCCTGAAAACTCGGCTTTTCGACATGAATATGTTTTCCAACCGAATCGAAAAAGTTTACATCCATGGAATTAGAAAGCGAATCCATTTGTTGAGCAAGCTCTTGAATCAAACTATGGTCTCCGAGGCCGAGAATGTGAACATCACTCTCAACAGGACAGTTCCTACCGACTACGAGGACATGATCAACACGCTCAAGGGGTGCGACTGGCTTTCTACTGAAACGAAGGTCATTCTTTCTGGTCAAGACTGGGAAACCGAGAAAGAGCGGCTCAAGGGGGAAGCTGTCGAGATCAACCTTGACAGTATATCGACAGAACCTATCGAAGAACATGCCGAAGTTACTATCGAAGAGGATGAAGCATGAGCTTGGCATCGATGCAGAAAATAAGGCAGGACGTCATCGAAGGGATGATAGCAAGGCTTGAAAGAAAAGTCCTTTTTAGATATCTAAGTGCGAAAAAATCCATCTTGGAGGCAATAAAAGACACTTATGCTAGATATCTGACCGATGTACCGCAAGCCGACTACTACACGACCTTGAGTCTCTACAACCGACTCAAGACTCTTGGCTTAGAGATAAAGGGCATCTACGTCAAGCTGGACAGGGAACTGGTGAAGACCATAAAAGCTGGTCAAATGGATATTTTTGAGGAAGCTTACTATCGTGATGGATACACCATGTCTTTCTTCACGGATGCGAAGATCAATCCCCTGAACCCGCTGGTGAACGAATTTTCCGTCACAGGCGATATGGAAAAGCTCAAGGAAATAAAAGACAAAGCCGTGAAGCGGATAGCCGAAAAAATGATTCCTGCCTCGGGGAATACCTTGACACAAATGCTGGTGGAAAACGACACGCAATCTTTGAATCGGCTCATGACCGTGATAAAACAAGGTCTTGTAAACGGAGAATCGTACGAAAAGCAAGTCAAGAGAGTGGCGAAAGTTTTCAACGGGAACGCCTCCAACGCAGCTCGGGTAATCAGAACAGAGGGAAACCGGAACATGAACGCCGGGTCTTTCTTCGTATCGGAAGACCTCAAGGAACAAGGGGTGAAAATCAGGCGTCAATGGGTAGCCTCGTTAGATTCCAGGACTCGTGATTCACACAGGGAGCTTGACGGTCAGTTCGAAGACGAGGATGGATATTTTTGGATCGGCTCGGACAAGGGAAGATATCCTACCGATTTTAGCGAACCGGAGAATTCGGTCAACTGTTTTGTAGGTGACACGCTGGTATATCCAATCGGGGTCGAGAAAATATATCGCAGGGATTATGCTGGCGATGTATTAACTATTAAAACATCCAGTGGAATGGAGTTTACAGTCACGCCCAATCACCCAATAGCTACCAGAGATGGTTTTATCCCTGCTCAATTCCTCAATCTTGGAGATAATATAGTCAGTGTGCGAGGAAGTATATTGGGAAGGTTTTTTAATCATAATAAAAATTACAACCCACCCAGCCTTGCAAAGATATTCAATTTTTTCAGCATTATGTCTAAGACAAAAAGGATTAATGGAGGAACTGATGCAGAGTTCCACAGCGACATAGGGAATGGCAACATCGATATTGAATTTATCGATAGCAAACTGATGGACAGATTCGATCCCTCTGTTTTTGAGTTCTTCTATGATATGGCGTTCACCTCTTCCGGCAACTTGAAGATTCAATTGTTTAACAATAGCACGTTTGCAAAGTTCTTCATGGGAACGTTTCATGCCTCTAACCGCATCATGGGCCTTCTGAGAAAGTTTTTGTCTATATTCAGGCGTGGTGTGAGCCATTCTCACAAACATACTTTCAGACCTATCTCTTGGGACAATGCTATTTTCTCTGAGGATTCGGTAAATAACTTGCCTACTGACATTATTAATTTCTGCAAGTTTTTTAATGGAAATTCCAGAGAGATAGGCAGTGATAATATTATTGCTATTGAGAGAAGTATTTTTAACGGACATGTGTATAACCTCCAAACAAGAGATTCTATGTACATCATAACAGACAAACCAAGCAATGGCAAATGTATTATAGCGCACAACTGCCGATGTTCTGTTATCGATATCGTGGAAGACGCCACTCCACAGGTCAGGAGGGCAAGGGACCCGGTCACCGGAAAGACGGATTTGATCTCGTACAAGACATACAACGAATGGCTTAAGAGTGTAAAGTAGCGGTTATTTGACACATTGACAAAATGTGTTATACTTAATCAGGAGAAAAATTATGGAACAGGAACAGGCGAAAACGCAGGCTCAGGTTCCCGATAGTCAGGCTGAAGTGCAGGACGATTCCAAGATTCGGGAAATTGAAGAAAAATACAAAAAGGAAATTGCCGGGCTGAACAAGCGAGTCAGTGAGTTTGAGAAAAAGACAAAAGCACTGGAAGCTGAAAAGCTCACCGAAGCGGAAAAAATCGCTTTGGCGCAAAAAGACCTAGAGGAAGAGCGGACTACTTTGAGGAACCAGCTCAAGGAGTACACGATCAAAGAAGCTTTGGTTGGTGCTGGACTGTCGATTGAACTTGCAAGAAGCATCAGCGGAGAGAGCAAAGAAGAAATTGCGGCTTCCGTGAAAACGCTCAAGGGTATTCTGGATTCCGAGGCTAAGAAAATAGCCGATGCGGAAATTAACAAGCGACTCGGTGGGAGACCTCCGACTGGTGGCGTGGCTGAAACGGTGACTGGACTTCAAGCGCAGTACGACAAGGCGAAGAAAGAAGGAAGGGTCGCTGATTCGTTGGCTATCAAGAGGGTGGCGGCAACCACCGGAGAACAGATAAAGGATTAAACTATGGCTTCTACTAGCGCAACAGCCCAAAGTTATAATGATATCAACGTCCTTGGGCAGGTTTTACAGGTCGGTGCTGGGAGACGGACTCCGTTCTTCCAAGCTATCGGTGGTCTCAACGGTGTTGTTCGGGTTCCTGCTCAGCAATTTGAGATGAGTGCGGTCTATTCCATCGACACGGCTTCCAATCCGGCAATCGATGAGGAAGATTCCCTGACTGCGAATACCGCAAAGTTCTATGCAAAGGCGCAAGAATACAACTGTTGTTCCATTGCGAAATACGAGTTCATCGTGTCGCATCTCCGGGAAGCTAATGCACGTCAGCTCTCGAATACCGCCGCTGTCCATTCCTCGGATGCCCCCTTGGGGTCGGAGTTCGACCGTGCCGCAGAAAACGCCATGAAGCAGATGGTTGCAGATTGGGAGTATTCGATTCTCCAAGCGACCCGTGTTGCTCGTTCCGCTGTGACAACCGATGTTTCGATGGGTGGCCTTACCGATACTTCAATGGGTGCGATTGCCAAGAAGGATGCTTCTGGTGGCGCTCTCTCGAAGGTCTTGATCGACCAGTTGATCGAGACTATCGCCGGATATGACGCTCCAATGGAGAACCCCTGTGTGGTCGTTCGTCCCAAGTACGTCAATGACCTCAACGACATTTACGGCTTCGCTGAGCAGTCCCGTTCGGTGGGCGGCGTGAACCTCACTCAGATCTTCCTCCCGATCATCGGTCAAGCAAGCGTGATCTGGACGAACCAGATGGCTGACAACACTTTGGGCATCTTCGACCTTGCTTACATCAAGCCAGCCCTCCTGCCTCATGCTGACGGTTCCGACATCCTGATGAGGGAGTACTCGGACGGTGGTTCTGCGAGAAAGGGTTACATCGAAGGATACCTTTCGGTTGACTTCGGTTCCCGGTACTACCACGGCTTCCTGTACGGCTTGGCCTAACAGAGACCAACAGGAATGAACAGAGACTAACAGAACGAATGGGGGCGCAAGCCCCCTATGTTAAAGGGAAAAAACATGAGAACGAATTTTAATGACAATGTGCGGAATCCCCAATTGAGGGCTTTCCTCAGGGAGAAGGGACAATTCCAGGACTTGACCGCTACTGCCGTGGCGATTCCTGCCAACCGTTTGGTTGAAATCACCTCGAATTCCATTCAGGCCGGGACTGACGATAATGCGAATATCATCGGTGCGGCTTTGATGCCGATCGACTCAAAAGGCCATGGCGATATCGACTTCGGTATCGTTGAAGTACTCTTGAGCGGGACTGTTACCCAGCTTGACAAAGTTGCTGGAGCAGCTAGC